CTCTTCGGAGTGTGAACGGTGACTGGCACCACACGGCTTCGACGCAGCCGGGTGCCAGCGGTTGCCCTGTGTTTGGGGTGTCGCAACGACCGCGCGTGGTCTTGGTCCACGGCTGGGGCGGCACGGAGTCCAACGGGGGTACGCCGCTCCCAAACTGAAGCCCCTCGACTTGCGGCGTACCATCGCCTGGTTCCACGCCGACCAGGACGCCTTTGGTACTGTCGAGGAAAGGTTCTTGCCGCTTGAACGAGGCGTGGCAATTGTCGGGCGCGTTCGGAATTTCCGGCCCGACTCAAGTCCATGGTCCATCGACGAGATGGCCGTCGAGATCATGGCTGAAGCGGCACCGCACATAGATCCTGGACCAGTGTGCGACGAGTGGGGCGCAATCGGGCCTTCTGCTGAGATGGAGGAAAGCCTGATGCGCATGTTCGCCGACGAGACACCGCAGCTCGATGCAGCCCAAGAGGAGGCTCTTGAGCTAGCCTTCGAGGTGACCATGTTGCAATGCCGGCCAGCCCGCGAATTTCAGGAACTCACACACGACGAGGCACTGCAGAGGTTCACGCTCTCCAAGAGTGCGAGCTATCCCTACAGCAACCGCCACGCGTGTAAGGGTGACTTTCTGGAAGCGGGCCGGGCAACGGAGTTGTTGCGATACTACGATGAACTGCTGGCGGGACAACAACCGCCGGCCCTGTTCAGCTGCTTCATCAAGAAGGAGAGACGCAAGCAGAAGAAGGTTCTGCAGGGCGCTGGCCACTTGATCGTCACGTGCGGAATCACGCATCTTTATGGGTGCTTCCGCCTCTTGGGTTGGCTGATGGACGACTGGGTCGGCAGACCAGCCACCAAGACGGACGAGTGGTACAACATGCTCGGCATGACCAAGACAGCGCGAGGCTGGCACGACTTTCAGCAGAGGCTGAGGTCGCGTGGGGCCATCATGGGCTATGCCATGGACCAAATGCATCAGGACAAGCACGTCAACCGCCGGATTTGGGAGTACTTCATCAGGTATGTGCTCACGGTGGTCCCAGAGGACGTGCGTGGGCCGGTTCGTTGGCTCCTCGTCACTGCGCGCGACAATCTGATTGTCGGAGCGCGGGGCGATGTCTATGCCAAGGTCTTTGGCAACTCGTCAGGCTGGGCGTTGACCGCACTGTTGGCCACCTTCGCTTCAATGTTGTGCACGAACTATGCCTTCGTGCGGATTCTTCGCTTGAGGGCCCTTGAGGCGCTCACTGCGAGGGAGATTATCCGTGCGAGGTTTCAGGTCGGCACCGCTGGGGACGATTTGGTGATAGCCGATAAGGAGGCCACGCTCGAGGCGGCCGAAGAACTCAGGGCTGCCGGCAGCGAGCTCGGGATCGTCTGGAAACATGAGGGAGAGACCCCGTGTATGCTCATCGAGGACCTCCCCTTCCTTTCTGCGCGTTCTCGTCGGCTGCCCACTGGCGAGTGGGTCCACGTGCCCGTCGGTGACAAGCTGTTGGCCGGCTGGTTCATCCACAGCCCAGCGCACTCTGGTCTCGAGCGTTTGTATCAGCGGGCGCTCAGCTACCGGATTGAAGCCTGGTGGCAACCGGGCGCTCCGTGGAACAAGCTTGCGTACCACCTTTATCACAAAGCCCGCAAGGAGGGGCTGGCCTTGTCTGCACCAGCCCCGGGCCCCGTGATAGACAGACTCTATTTGCGGTATGTGCGCGGCAGCGCACTCTAGTACTCAAACGGTGACGGCACCACCGTTTTAGAGGAAGATCCGTGAGATCTTGTCTGCCGGTTACTACCCACCAGTTGTTTACCCAGTGAATTAGTAGTATTTGCCGTGTTAACTTATTGTTATTTATGCCGCATGTCGTCTTCATCGAACACCAAGATGGCTCAGCGGAAGGAGCGCCAGCGGAAGAAGAAGGCTGGATCATCGTCGTCCCAGGTTGCAACTGCGGAGCGCAAGGCGGCCGCCAGCCTCAGCAAGGCAGCAACGGCACTCCAAGTGGAAGCCCAGCGCCACAAGGGGTCCCGGGTCCCGCTTCCCAGCAAGCTGCAGACCAGCAAGGCGGACGACCCATACGTCCGCGATCTCTTGCACGCCGTCTTCAGTCCGCGCTCGGCTCCCGGTGACATTCGCTTGTCCGACGCCTATGACACCGAACCAACCGCTGTGCTCAATCCGTTCAGCATAGGGGACGTGCCCTTCGCCAAGACCAGCGCCGTGCCCGACCCAAGCTACTCCAGCTTGTTGCCCGCTAACGAGGCGCTCATTGTGCTGTGCCCGAGTGTACTCCAGAATGTCATCATCTTTGAC